ACATATTAATGAAAAAGCAGACGATGAAGGGGAAGCGCAGCGATTAGCAAAAGCGAAAATCAATGCAGAAAATCAGAAGGCTGTGACCATAAGTTTTGCAGCCATGGGTAACCCTAATATGGTAGCTACTTGCAATTTTGAAGTACACGGCATGGGAAGGTGTGATGGGAAATATTTTGCTGATAAGGTAACTCATCAAGTATCCGGCAGTAGTGGTTATTCCATGAATGTCTCGGGATATCGCATCTTTGGCAGATTATAAGGAGGAAAAATGTCAGATAGTGGAATTAGAATAGGTGTTATTAGTTCATTTGATGCGGATACTGGTTCCGCATCTATTTATTATCCTGACAGAAATGGACAGGTGTCAGCGGAGATGCCAGTTTTTGCACCTTTTGGAATATCACAAAAACTTAATAAGGGAGATGAGGTCCTAGTCCTCCACCTGGCTAATGGACAGGAAGCAGGAATTGTTATGGGGGTGTATGGAGCAGAAGAAGAGGCTGACACAGGTATATCTATTTCAAACGGAAACATGGTTTTCCAAGATGTAAACGGCTCAATTTCATTAAAGGATATTATAGATAAAATAAACAAGGGGGAATAATGTGGCAACTATAGGAAACTGGGGAAGTGTTATAAAATTTCAAACCAGTGATAAAAGAATTCTTACCCCCGACAAAATGAAATATAGCTTTGCTGCCAGGATAAACAAGCATAACATGATTAACGGATATCCAATAGTCGAATTTGTCGGGCCAGACTTGCAAACTACTACATTTACCATTGAATTAAACGCCTTGCTTGGAGTGAGGCCGAAAGTTGTTGAAGACAAATTATGGTATAGCCTCGCAGATGGAGTTATTGCACCTTTGGTTATTGGTGGTCGTAATATTTGCAGCAGAGCAATGCTTACTAATATGAGTTGTGGTTACAATGTCATATTGAAAAGAGGCGAAATCATGTCTATGACGATTGATCTAACAATGATTGCATCGTACCGATAAATGGGGGGAGATAAGTTGAAGTTTAATATAACATCAAGTGAAATATCAAATATTGATGAGATATCAAAATGTATTAATAACATCATAAGCATTCCAGCCGGATCTATTCCTTTGTCAAGAGGTATGGGGATCAATTGGGTAAATCTATCTAAGATTCCTCCAGACATGGAAAATGATATTGCAACGGAAATAGTAGAAAAAGTGGAAGCTTATGAGCCAAGAGTTTCGGTAAGTGAGGTTACATTTACATATGATAACGATGGTGAGGTTACTGCAAATATTATGATAGGGAAAGGAGGCGGCTATGGGCGCAGGTGATATGATTGCTATAGAAAACTATCCTGATATTAGTTTTATCAGTGATTACACGGTAAAAAAATTAGAAAATGACATGATATCCTGGCATAAGCAAAAGCACAAAGAATTGACTGGAGAAGATATTGTCCTTGGTGATGCAGACGATCGGAGAATCATACTGCAAACAGGAGCATACTTCATCTTTCAAGGGTATATGTATTCAGACGATGCAGGAAAAATGGGACTGCTAAAATATAGTAGAGGTAAGTTTCTAGAAAACCTCGGAGCACTAAAACACATTGAAAGGGAACCTGATAAAGGGGCCACTACTACTATTCGATTTGCGGTCAAGGAAGCAAGGTCCACAACAACAATGATACCCAAAGGTACAAAGGTAACGGCTGGTGATGGCGTATATTTTGCAACCGATGTTTACTCTGAAATATTACCAGGTGACACTTTTGCAGATGTTGGCGCAACCTGTGAATTAAAAGGCAGCGCAGGCAATAAATATGGTGTCGGAGATTTAACAATGCTTGTGGATTCGATTCCATTTTTGGATAGTGTAAAAAATATTACAAAAGCAGAAAATGGGGCGGATATAGAAAGTGATGAGTCATTAAGGGATAGAATATACATTGCTCCAGCTTCTTACTCCACCGCAGGTACAAGGGATTCTTACGAATATTATGTAAGAGACTTTAATCACGACGTATCTGATATATCAATTATCAGCCTGGAGCCGTGTGTTGTTACGGTGCGGTATCTTTTGGAAAATGGAGAAGTACCAGGAGAAGAGTCATTAAATGAAATGCGTGAGTATTTAGAAAAGCCATCTATAAAGCCTTTGACAGACAAAGTGGAGGTGACCGCTCCTGATTTAGTACCATACAGTCTTGATGTAAAGTATTTCATAAACAAAAGTGATTTGAACAGAGCTGAATCAATTCAGATAGAAGTTTCCGCTGCAATTAATGATTATATTTTATGGCAAAAGTTAAAAATGGGGAGAGATATAAACCCCAATGAACTTATTAAAAGGGTTCTGACTGCTGGTGCCAAACGTATTGAAATTGTATCACCGGAATTTAGCCGTATTAGTGACAATGCGGTTGCTTTTCTAAGTAGTTCCAACATCGTATATGGAGGGTTGGAAGATGATTAAACTTTCAGAAGCGGAACTTACAACGGTTCTGCCTCCTTTCATAAAAGAGGATAGCGAGGTCCAGGCGATTAGCTATGCCTTTAAAAAAGGTATGGAAAAAATGATTGAATTTGCAAGGCTTTCTACCTTGTATGCAGAAATAGAAAATCTTCCGGATGAAATTATTGATCTTCTAGCCCTGGAATTACAAAGTCAATATTATGATGATTCTATGGAAATTGAAATAAAAAGGAAAATTGTTAAGAATTCTATAGCTTGGTATGCAAAGGGCGGAACTGTTTCAGCCGTGGATGAGATGGTACAAGCTGTATTTGGAGAAGGTGAAGTGATTGAGTGGTATAAATACGGTGGAGAGCCAGGAACGTTCTATATCAAAACCAATGCGGAACTTTCGCCAGATATCATTGAGAATTTTAATGAAATAATCAATAAGGTGAAAAATATGAGATCACATCTCACTAACATTACAATAAATCGTGCAATTAATAATCCGAATTATATTGCTGTGTTTAACCATCACATACCACATATTGTAGTGAGATAAAGGAGGAAGAATGTTTAAAGATGCTGTAATAACGGCTCAAGGACTAGAACTTGATGCAAAAATTCTGGCTGGTCATGCAAGCGCAATATTTACAGGAATTAAAATAGGTGATGGGGTTTATACTGGCACCGAAGATTTGATTGCATTTACAGCCATGCGATCAATCAAACAAGAATTTGCAATAAGCAGCGTATCCATTGTAGGCAATAATACTGTTAGGCTGCGCTCTGTAGTTAATAACACGGGCATAGTAAATGGGTATTATATGAGCGAATTAGGGGTATTTGCACAAGATCCAGATAAGGGAGAGATACTTTATAGTATTGCTTTAGGCGTAAAAAACAAAATGGATTATCAACCGTCTGAAATAGAACTACCTGGGGCCTCTAGTACTATTGATACTCTTACGGTTATATCAAATATAAAAACAGCCACCATAAAATTGGGAATGGGTGCTGCAGCTTCTGCGGAAGATTTGGAAGAAGTACGACAAGGTAAGGTTGATATAGTTGGTGGTGATATTTCCGAAACCGTCATAGAAACCCTAGAAACCATTGATACAAAATACCCGGTCCCGAGTGCTGGAGAGTTAACAAAGGTCTTCATGGGTAAGGTTAAGAAGTACATAGAGGATACAAAGCCACTTGATGCAGATATGACGGTGTATGTGGCAACCACAGGTAATGATACTACTGGGGATGGAACCTCTGCGAAACCCTACGGAACTATTAATTATGCACTTAGCAGGATACCGAAAAACTTATGCGGTTATGCAGCTACAATATTTGTAGCTGACGGAACATATGATGAGGCTGTTTTTATTAGTGGATTTACAAATGGGCCTATAAGGTTACGAAGAAATGGAAACATTGAATTAAACTCACTATGCAATATAAGTAGTGTAAAAGCCGATTCTTGCGATACAGTTATCATATATGGATTTAATTTCACAGCCAGCAATGCAATTGGTGTTCATATAAGTAGATGTAATTACTCAAATATTTATTTTTGTCAGTCTATTGCTAGTGCTGTAAGTGATGTTGCTTCATTCGCATTTGACTATGTTTCAACAGGTTATATAACCGACTGTAAATCGCTAAATCATACAGTATGCTTAAAGTCATACTTATCTACTGTAGTTTCGTCCAGTTGGGTAGATAGTTTAGGATCTGTTAATGGATTCCATGTAGACGGTGGACAGATAACCAAAGGTAATATATTCCAACCCAAAGGCTCAATTTTAAATGAGAGTTATGTTAAAGGTAGCATTGTTAGTAACGTTTTTGGTGCTAGCGTTGGAACGCTAAATTATGATTTGACACTTTATGTTGCCACAACTGGATCTGATAGTGCAGGAGATGGTACAATTACAAAACCTTTTAAAACAATACAATATGCGCTCGACATAATGCCTAAAGATTTAGGCGGATGTAAGGCAACTGTTAATATTGCAGACGGCACATACAGTGAAAGAATTGTAATTAACGGATTTTATAACGGTTGGGTTAAATTGACAGGCTCTAAGCCCAACGAAATATCTTCGGTATGTAATATAGCTGACGTTACAGTGATGGATAATCCATCATCTGTTGATATACGTGGAATTAATTTTACCACCACTACAGCTAACGGAGTATATGCAGTTGTAAGCGGTTTTGTAATAATAGCTTGCTGTCGGTGTGCGTTATCCTCAACTTGGTCAGGGTTTTCATTTGATCAAACTAGGTTTGAAATATTCAACTGTCTAGTAGCAAATAAAGGTATAGCACTCATGGCTCATGGGGCTGATGGTAATTCAAGGTACTGGGACGCTTTATCTACTAATAATACAGTTGGACTTCATTCTGAATATGGAGCAATTATTAAAAAGGATAACAATCAACCTAAAGCGACTGTTTTAGAACGTTGCTATAACGCAGGCTCTATTGTTTATGGAAATGGAACCCAGATATCAGGTATTATTTCTTCTGGATTATCTTGTACTTGGGGAAACATCGCAGGTGGATATATTAGACATGGCAATTTGAACGGAGCTGCAATGGTGACAATACAAACAAGAGTACAGCTTAACTCAGTTGTGCCCGCCAATTCGCAACGAACGATAAACGGTTTCCCAATACCTTAT